TATGAACTTACGAGAAAAAGTAAACGCTCTTTTCGCAAAACACAATGTAAGCCTATCTGCTGAAGAAGTAGTTGAGGTGAAGCAAATGGTTGAAGCGATCTTAGAGGACGGAACAAGCATCTACTCAGACAGCGACACTTGGGCTGCTGGTGTTCGTGTATTCGCTAAAGACGCAGAAGGCAACGAGGTTGTTGTTGCGGACGGAGAATACACAACAGCAGAAGGAGTTATTGTAGTTGTTGCTGACGGTCTTTTAGTTGAATTGAAGCCAATGGTTGAAGAACCAGAAGTTGAGATTGAAGTAGAAGCCGAAGAACAAGCTAAAGAAGAAACATTCAACGCAGAGGTTGAAGGTCTTTTGTCTTTGGTTGCAAAATTAGAAAGTGAACTTGCTGACATCAAAAAAGCAAACACCGAACTTTCTGCAAACGTAGAGAAGTTGAGCGCACAACCTGCGGCAACATCAATCAAAGAAGTTAAACAATCAAAAGTAAGCGCACCTGCTAAATCTTACAACAAGATGTCAGCAGAAGAACGCTTCTTATTTCACTTAAAAAAATAAAAAAACACAATAAAAAATGGCTACTACCACTTCATTAACTACTACCTACGCAGGTAGAGAAGCAGCAGGATACATCCGCGCTGCATTTTTAAGCAACGAATCACTTGCTGCTGTTACTTTCAAAGAGAATATCGAGTACAAGCAAGTTGTTCGCAAATTAGTTGATTCTATCACTTTTGCAAACGCAACTTGTGACTTCACTCCAACTGGAACTGTTACTCTTACTGAGCGTATCTTGACACTTGAAAAATTCCAAGTTCACCGTCAACTTTGCAAGAAAGATTTCTTGACTGATTGGGAAGCTAAGTCTGAGCAAGACGGATTCCTTCACGCTTCATTGACTGACGCTTTAATTGCTAACGTTTTAGCAGGAGTTGCTGCACGAAATGAAGTATTGATATGGCAGGGTGTTAACGCAACTGCAGGTCAGTATGACGGTTTCGAAACTTTGTTCTTAGCTGACGGTGACGTTCTTGACGTTGCTTCACCTGAAGCTATCACTTCAGGAAACGTAATCGAAGAAATGGGTAAACTTGTTTTGACACTTCCAACACGCGTACGTCGTGCAACTGAGAAGCCTGTTATCGCAGTTAGCTCAAATGTAGCTGAAGCATACAGAAGCGCAATTCTTGGTCTTGGTGGTGGATACTACCTTTATCAAGGAGAATCAGTTGTAATGAACTGGCAGGGACAATACGATGTTATCGAATGTCCTGGTATGTCTGATGACACAATGGCTTTCTATCAGAAGTCTAACCTATGGTTCGGTACTAACCTTCTTGACCAATGGAACAACGTAGCAGTTTTGGACATGTACCAATATGACCTTTCTGACAACGTTCGTTTCGCAGCTTCTTTCTTCGCAGGTGTACAATACGGCTTCGGTAACGAAATCGCATTCTACCAATATACTGCCTAATCTCAACCATTCTAACCCTTGCATAAACGGAGGTAGCGGCTAAACACCGCTCCTCTTTTGTGCTAATAAAAAACATACAAATATGGCTTGTGAATTAAACATCGGATTTGGTCTTGACTGTAAAGACGGCATTGGTGGTATCAAAAAAATTGTTTTGACAGATTTTACAAATGTTGACGCGTTTACTTTAGATGCAGACGAAGTTGTTACGGCAATTATTGCAAATGACGCTGATGCAATTTATACCTACGAATTACCTACGCAAACAGGATCGTTCGAAGAAACAATTAACTTCAATCGCGACGCAGGTACAATTTTTTACACGCAAACAGTTAATGTAATGTTAAACAAATTAAGCGCAGCAAAGCGTCTTGAATTGCAAAATGTTGCTACTGCTCGTGTTGTTGTATTTGTTAACGATTCAAACGGCAACTGGTGGGCTGTTGGTTACGAATACGGAGCTGACCTTTCAACTGCAACAGCAGCAACAGGAACTGTTTTGGGCGACATGAACGGCTTTACACTTGCCTTCACGCACGAAACTCCTAAGAGAGCGTATAAGTTGATTAACTCACCTTCTGCAATCATTACAGACTAAGAAAAACTTTTACACACATAGGGACAAAGCGTCCCTACGTGTTGTAATTTCAGCAAACAAATAAAAGGATAGAATGGTTTATCTGAATACAAATACTGCGAATCAAGATGCGTGGCTTTCACTCGATGAAGGTCGCCAATACTTCAATGTTGCATTCACTTACTATCTTTTAATCTTGACCTACGAAATGACAGGCGAACAACTCGCTCAAGTCGTAGAAGTCATAAACGAAAACGAACGTGTCACAAAGATACGTTTGACAACAGTTGGTCTTGTTGACGCTGGTAAGTACAAGTACGATGTGTACGGACAAAACAGCGACGACAATTTAGATCCAACAGACGCTTCCGTTGTAGGTTTGGTTGAGCGTGGCTCGATGATACTTCAAGACGGAACAATTTACTTTGATGTTTCAACACCGACAATCCCTGTCGATGTAATATATACCGGTGCTTAATTATGGAAAACAACATTCAGGCAATAAACCTTTCGGCATACCAACCAATTGAAGCTGTTGAAAAAGAAAACCGCGCAGGTTGGATTGACTACGGGTTTAACAACTTATTTCCACAGCACCTCATAACGCTTTACTACAATAGCCCTATTCATAACGCATTGACGAACTCAATTGCTTACATGATTGAAGGACAAGGAACAGGAACAATTCTCGATAACGCTTTGCAAGGCATCGCATTCGACTTAAAACTTCAAGGTTCATTTTGTGCTGAAGTTATTTGGTCGTTAGACTTCACGCGCGTTGTACAAATAAACCACTTGCCTTTTGAGAATTGTCGCCTTGCTTACGACAAAGACGAAGACGACATAACAGGAATTTGGTATTCTAAAGACTGGGCAAATACAAGAAGCAAGAAGGGAAAACCCGAATTTATTCCTGCGTTCAACCCGTCCATTGCACAAGAGCAGCCAAGACAAGTGATTTACGCACACGGCATGATGGCAGGTTCTTCGTATTATGCGAAGCCTGACTACTTCGGTGCGTTGAACTATGTTGAGTTGTCTTATCAAATGGGACTTTATCATGTCAACAATATCTTGAACGGATTATTTCCTTCATTCATTATAAACTTCTTAAACGGAATACCGCAGAAAGAAGAAAGAGAAAGCATTCGTCGTGAGTGGGAAACAAGATTGAGTGGAGCAAGTAACGCGGGTAAGTTCTTAATGACTTTCAATGAAGATCCTACACGCGCTCCACAAATCGAATCATTTCCACTTAGTGACGCAGACAAACAATATCAATTCTTAAGTGAAGAAACCGCGAAACAAATCATGGTAGGACACCGCGTTGTGTCGCCATTGATTCACGGGATCAGAGATGCAAACGGCTTTGGTTCAAACAAAGATGAAATGTTGGTTGGATTGGAGATATTCAACAACCAAGTTATTAAGCCATACCAAAGAATTATCGAGCGTGTTTTCACTCCAATTTTAGGAGAGATAAATATCGAAATGAACTCGCCATTCAACGAAGTAGTCGTTGTTCAACCAACGGTTCAAACTGCTGAGTTAAAAAAAAAAGTAGTTGCTGCTGAGAATGACTTTTCAGATGAGCAAGGTCGTCTTTGGATTAACGCACTAAAAGAAAAGGCTGAATTAGTCGATTTAGACGAATGGGAATTGCTTAGTGAAGAAGAAGTAACAGAACCCGAAAACGAGGCTAACTTTCGTCAAGAATATATGAGTGCGCGTACCTACGCAAACGCTGACGAGAGGTCGCCTTTTGGAGATACAGGACTTTATAAATTACGTTACGCTTATTCTCAAAACTTAAGCGAAAATAGTCGTGAGTTTTGTCAAGAAATGGTAGGTATTTCACAAGCAGGTTTGTCTTTTAGATATGAAGATATTGAAAAGATGAGCAAAGACCCCGACATTAACCCCGACTTCGGTCCAGGCGGTTCAAACACTTACGATATTTTTGTTTGGAAAGGTGGCGCATTTTGTCACCACTTCTGGAAGCGTCAAATCTACATTAGAAAGAGAGATTCAAAAGGTCGTGTACTTCCTAACGACGGATTAAATAACGACAAGCGAGTTGGTAACAATCCATTTGTACCACAAAAAGGAGCTGAAGGTGTTGCTCCAATTAACACACCCTCACGAGGTTCACTTAAATACTCATAAAAAATGGCACTACAACCCGAAGTTCTACTCATTGACGAAAATTACATCAAAAAATATACTTGGATAAACGGTTCTGTTGATCCGTTGCTTCTTTACCCTGCTATCTATTTATCGCAAGACAAGTACGCGCAACTGTATTTAGGTACTGACCTTTACAACCGCATCAAAGAAGACGTTGTGAACGACGACATTACAGGCGCATACGCAACCCTTCTTGACAATTACTTGCGTAGAATGATAATGTGGTGGACGATGTACGAAGTCCTTCCGCATTTGTACGTTAAAACGGACAATGGAAGTTTAGTAATTCGCACAAGCGAAGACACAACACCCATTTCACAAACCGACTTACAAAACTACCGCGACCAAGCGCGTTCACAAGCTATGTTTTACACGCAACGAATGGTCGATTATTTGTGCTTCAACAGTTCTGACTTTCCAGAGTACACGACAAACGTAACGCAGCAAATATGGTCGCAAACAAATGTTTATCCGTCAAACGCTTTTGAGATTTCAACTGGACGCGATAGAAGTCCTTACGAATATAGAAGACAAGGTCTTGGGTGGCTTAGATAACGAACAAAACAAAACATGGCTAAAGCAGGGAGAAAAAAAGACATGGTTAAGCAGAAGGTGTACGAAGATAAATTTCGTCGCTACCTTTTAAACAAAGAAAAACAAATAAAGAAATTGGTCAATGCAAGTTAACGCTGAAGGTTATTCCCTTATAAAGAAGTTCGAAGGTTGCAAATTAAAAGCATACCGTTGTCCTGCAAATGTTCTAACGATTGGCTACGGAAATACTTTTTATGAGAACGGAGATAAGGTCAAAGAAGGTGATGTAATCACTCAACAACGCGCTGAGGAATTGGCGAAGTTTATCATTGACCAGTTCGCTGTTTCAATCACTCCATTTATCAAACAACCACTAACTGAAAATCAATTCAGCGCGTGTGTTTCACTTGCGTACAACATCGGAACAGGCAACTTCAAAAAGTCTTCAGTATTCAAGAAACTAAATATCAATCCTAACGACTCAACAATAGCCGATTCATTTCGGTTGTGGAACAAGGGCGGTGGTGTTGTGTTGAAAGGACTTGTTCGTCGTCGTGAAGCTGAGATACAACTATACTTCAAATGAACACCGAAACCGAAATAGCTTTGATACACGAACAACTTCAAGGAATGGACAAGAAGATTGACCGAATTTACAACGTGTTAATCGGTGACGACCAGATGAAAATTGAAGGTCTTGTAAGCAAAGTTCAGAAGCACGACAAGTATATTCAGAACCAACGCTTGCAGGTTGCTCGTTTGGGTGGTATTGCAACCGCAGCAGGTGTCGTTGGTGGCTTAATTGTTCAGCTCATTCTTAAAGTATTATGAATGATTGGTTGAAATCTTTGTTAACATCGTGTTCAAAAGTTAGTTCAAAGCGAGTTATTGCTATATTTGTCGTAATCAATTTAATCGTTTTCAGTTATGTTGCTACCTTCACACATTACGTTTGTCCCCTTGCGATGTTTGACACGCTCGCATTGTTGACCGGTGGTTTGTTCACAGGAACGGTAATTGAAAGATTCACTAAACAAAAGGACAATGGCAGGACAAGTGAAAACAGTAGCGAGGACATTAGCTGAAGAAGTATGTTCTAAATTCAAAGAAACACCATCATTGACTTTAGCAAAGAAGCTATTTGCTGAATATCCAGAAGTATACAATTCAATTGACCATGCAAGAACGACTGTTCGAATGATTCGTGGTAAAATAGGATTAAGACAAAAAAAATCGTTAAATGATAAATCACTAATGGATAATAAGCCGCGACCACTCAACCCATTTGCACTTCCAAAGTCGTATGCAAAAAAGCGTAGACACGTTGAAGTTAAGGGAACAAAGTTCTTAATACTTTGCGATTTGCACTTTCCATACCAAGACAACGAAGCAATTGAGTGCGCTATCAACGAAGGATTAAAGCAAGGTTGTGATTCAATTATTTTGAACGGTGATGCGTTAGACTGTCACATGATTAGTGACTTCGTTAAAGATCCACGCAAACGCAAATTCAAAGACGAACTATATTCTATCCGTCAATTCCTTGCGTCGTTAAGACATACCTTTCCAACGGCTAACATTTACTACAAAGAAGGAAACCACGAAGAAAGATATTGGCGCTATATGAGAATTAAAGCACCTGAGTTATTTGACATTGATGCTTTCGACTTTCCTTCATTGACGCATTGTGATAAACATGATGTTAAATGGATTGACGGAAAGAGCAAATTGAATATCGGCAAGTTGTCTATCTTTCACGGACACGAATTTGGAAAGCAATTCCTTCCTTCTGTCAACGTAGCGCGTGGTTTGTTTATGAAGACTAAGGTGTCCGCGCTTTGCGGACATCATCATCAAACAGCAGAACACAACGAGCGCGATGCTAACGGCAAGTTCATCACTTGTTGGGGTGTTGGTTGCTTATCTGAATTATCTCCTGATTACAACCCTTATTCGAAGTATAATCACGGCTTCGCAATCGTGGAGAAAGGAGTGAATGGAAGTTATAGCGTAAAGAATCACCGCATACACGAAGGACAAATACTATGAACAGAAATATATTCGCAGCAATCTTGTTGTTTATTGGAACATCGATTCTTTGGTTGGTGTTGTGTTGGAACATTTGGGGAAAAGTTCATGCAAATAATGCAACAACTGAACTACAAAAACAAGATAGCGTTATCAATTACAACGCAGGTGAATACCAGATGCTACTCGAAGAAACAATTGAACTAAAAGAACAACTTGCTTACTATGAAAACGCTCAATCTTCAGCCAAAACCACCTATAAAAGAACTCGTAATACTATTATTATTCGAGATACTATTACTCTTGTGGATGTCATCCATTTGGTGAACTCTTGTGATAGCGTTATTGCTTCTGATTCGCTCGTGATTAACAACTTGAAGGAACAATTGAACATCGAAGGGAAAAAAATAAACAACTTGCAAGAGGTCGTTGTTGCTTATGAACACAAAGAGGATGTGTTACAGGAAGAAATTAACAATCTTGCTACTGATAAAAAGAAATTGGAGAAACAAAAAAAGCGCAGAAACCACGCTTTAGTGTTTACTTCAAGTGTCGCTATTTTGTCGACGTTTGTTCTTTCAATTTTACTTTAGATTCGTCAACGTAGAACTTCATTGAGAACTGGATTGCTTCGCTCAAAAAGATATTGCGACTATTCTCTCCACGTTTCTCGTCTATCTCGTTCCACAGGTCTTTGTGTAAGTAAACACATATTCCTTTCTTAGTTTTGCTTTCTGCCATTTTGTTTAATTTTAAGTTTCTTCAACAATTTCAATTGAAATAACAGGTGGACATTCGTTTGTAAAAACATAATAACCATCGCAACGTGAACACAATCGAAATTTTTCAGCGTGTTCTTTCAATATATTTTTCGCTTTTGTTTTCGATGTATGACGTTCGTAATGCGTCATTACATCGTTTCTTTTGAAAATTAATTTATAAACAATATCACTCATTTTCTTGATTTGGTTTAGACATCATTGAACCAATCATAAGCGCAAGATATATTTTCTCTTTCGCGTTCATGTCTTTGCGTTGTGAAAGTTCAAGGAGAATATCGCCTAAGATTTTTCCTTGTTGGAAGTACGTCGCCATTGAATTAACAATTTCGCGTTCGCGTTCGTAAGTCATTTTTAGTGACTCGTATAGTGGTGTTTGTTTCATATTGTAAATGTATGCTAAATTATTTTATCCGACAACGTATTGTCCATAACTTGGATTGAGTTCGAAATACATTCTCATCATGATTGCGTCGGCAACGTCGGGCGAAATTCCTTCGCGGTTCTTGATAACGTCCTTCGGTGTGACCATTAACTTTCCTTCCACGTCTGCGCGGTGTCGCTTAATCATTTCTAACTCTTTGACGATTTGTTCTTTGCGTCCATTGACTAAGATAGTGAGCCGATTTTCCTCGACGTATTGAGCCAATTTGTAGTAACACTCGCTTTTCAAATTTTGGTATTGCGGTTGTTTGGGTTTAGATCCGTTGACGAACCCGCGACACTTAAGAAAATCAACTACTCCAGCACCGATTCCGTCCTCATCTGCAACGACATCCTGTAACAAAATGTTATGTTCTTTTGTTACGAGACGTATCTTGTTTACGACCTCATCTAACGACGCTCTGTTGAGTTCAATTATTTCAATAATCGTCAATCCGTTCCAAACACAAATGATTGTCCTATCCTTTCCAAAACGCGCTATGTCGGCGGTAATATATTTCTTTCCTTCAATGAGTTCGTTGCGGAACATACGCAGCAGGTTGTCCGTTGAGAATAGTTTGTCGCTGTCGTCGTCAAATTCCCAGTTGCCTTCGAGCAGACGTTTGCGGTCGTACTCTGGAAGGCGACGCAACGATTCAATGTAAGCAACCGGTAAGAACGGATTGTCCTGCGGTAACGCCTGAACGAATGCGCGGTGTGAAGGTAGTTCGTTACGGTTGTTCTTAATATAAAACTCATTGTAAAGCCAACCCTTCGCAGGATTGCAAGAAAGAAAACCTTTCGGTATCAAGTTAAACTCATTTAACTTAAAACGACAACGTGAGTGAACAATGCTGACTGCCTTTTCGGTTACTTCGGAACACTCGTCAATAAAGTAATCTGTGATTTCTAACGATCCGAGTGAATTAAAATTTACATCTGAGGGGTAAGCGAACAAATCTTTTAGAACAATTTCGCTTCCGTTAAAGAACTTAATCACGTTGGATTGTCCGTTGAAAGTGTAGTGTTTGTTTGCTATCAATCCAAACTCCTCAGCCGTTTCAAAGAACGTGTTTAATGTCGTCTTTTTAAGCGTGTCTAATTTGCTACGTCCAATCAACGAACGTGTACCTGCGTACTTCAAACGACGTTGTATCTGCCACATACAACCGAACTTCGTCTTACCACCCCCTGCCGCGCCACCGTATAACAACTGTTCAACGATGCTATCGGTGTTCAGAAAGTTCAACGCTTCAATCTGACGCGGCAGGTATGTTGGTTTATAGGGTGTCAAAATAATTCAGTTTGAATAAGCGGTTTATAACTAGCATCATATCTTTTATTTTCTCCTTTTGGATATGATTTAATAGAAAAATGTTCGTTAATTATTTTGTTCATTTTGTTCTTAAATTTTTTATCTCCACAAACAAAAAAATATCTGTGCTTTCGCTCTTGCTTTAAAATTTGACCTCCATTTTTAATCCAATTTTCGTTTTTTGTTTTTGATTTATCAATTTGAAATTTATATCTTAACATGGTTTCTGGTATATGTCTTTCGTGAAATTCTTTGTTATTAAAAAAAAATCTGTTTACTCCTCTTTCATCTTTTTCATTTACCCTTCCTGCTCCAGTATAAACCCAATTAGTTGCTTGATAAATATATCCATTATGCCCGTTGTTTGGATCAGCATAAGAAACTACAACACATTTTTTCATTTGTTTCAAACAATTAGAAACAAAATAACTTAATGAATTTTTATCTAATCCGTCTTTTACACACAATCTATTTAACTCATAATAACTTTCTCCAGAAAACAAAGTTGAAAAAAAAGGAGTTGGTGGCATACCAAACGTACATATACCAACTAATAAATTATTTTCAAATAATCCAAAAGAATAAGATATACTACACATTCTTTTAGCATAATGTTTTTTTAATAACCATTCTTTGCATAAAAAAGAATCAATACTTTGAATTTTATATTTTTTTTTTATTGACATTGCTTCGACAAATAAAGTTTGTACAACTCACGCATTCCTTCGAAATAAATTGACTCTTTAAGCAACTGGCGTTTGCGGTCGCTCATTCGCTCAACCATTGGTTTGTTCAAGTTCTGTTCAAAGTAGATATTCTTGCGTGCCTTTGCTTTGCACAGGTTGTATTCCTCGTCCGTGAACGTGTCAGCGGTTATGTACTTCGCTTCTTCAAGCCAACGCATAAGCGACACCGCGCGAATCTCAATTACCGTATATTTTCCTTTCTTATAACTCTCAATATCTTCTGCAAGCATTTGCTTCCAGCTATCGTCGTTTACCGCCATTTCGCTCTCCTTTAATTGTTTAGATTGTTCTTCTTTTGATTCCGCGATTTCGCGTTGTATTTGTAGATTTGCCTTGTCGCGGTGTGGTTTGTAGTGCGTCAACACATCACCAATAAACGACACGCTCAACGCTCCGAAGTGTTCGCATTTCTTTGACAGTTCGTTAGCCGCGTTCATTTCGAAAGCAAGGTTGAAGTGTTCAAACGTTACCCAACGAAAGTGTTTAACAATGAACTCGTGCAACATTTGCAACAGTTGCGCTTCGGGAAGTGCTATGCCGTACATAGCGCACACCTTCGAACACAACTTGACAAAATTTGGCAAGTCATAATCTGCTACAAATGCGCTTTCGCGTTCTGCACGATCAACCCTTTGTGTAGTTGTGAGCGTCGTTGTAGATGCGTTGCGCAGCATCGGAGTCGAATTTTCCATTTTTGATTTTAGTGTTTTGGTTTGTAGTTACAAAAGTAGTTAAGTCCCATTTACGCACGGCTGCCTTCCAGTCTTTCATTGCGTTGCGTCCGACCTTCCAACCGTTCGCCTCGTAGTGTGCATGAAATTTCTCGGTAAACGCAAGCGCGTCGTCTTTGCTTAGTTTCTCACAAGCGTAGTCGTATATCTCAACAACCGTTGGTTTGACGAAAGGACATTTTTTGTCCTTTGCAATTAGCGTTGGTGCTGTTGGCGTTATTTGCGCATTCAATAGTTGTTGAACTTGCGCTTCGAGAATCTCAATTCTCTTTTTGAGTTGTAGTATTAGCATCATGTTTTTTTATATAAAGAAAGGTCTAATTGTTATCACTCCTGTAATGAAACCAACGCTAAAAGCTAATGCTATCAAAGCGCGTTCCTTTAATGTCTTGACTTCAATTGTATAGTGATTCATTGGTAAACAAAGAAATGGATTAATTCCAACCATCATAACCATTCCTATCCAGTTCTTATCCATTAAGAATCTGAATCCTGCTATTGAATTAGCTTCAAGTACGATTGCTGAAACGAAGACAACGAGTAATTTCCACCATTGAATTTTCATTCCCATCCCTCCCCTTTGCCGTCGTCGTCTGCGTCATCCCATTCGTGACAATCGAAACATACTTTGATTTCTCCTTCTTCGTCTACAAATTCATACGCGGTGTCCCAGTCTTGAAGTTGTTGGTCGCGTAAGATTTCATCAACTCGTTCTGCGAGTTCTTTGCTTTCGCAGTTGGGACAGAATGTCAATTCACTTTTCATAGTTTTTCGTTTTTGGTTTGATATTATTTGTGTTAATTCATAAACATGTAAGAAGTGTTCATCCATTTCACCTATTTAATTTTAGATTTTCTTTTTGCACGAAGCGTCTTTTGATGCTCAACGTGGTCGACAAATTTAGTGAAAAAAGACATAGGTTTAGCATAACCCATTTCGGCAAGTATAAAACAAATGCGTTCCACGTTGGCTCGATAGTATTTGTCCCATTCAACCTGTGCGCTTGCCTGATTGATTCCGTGCAGAATCGTAGCGTGATCTTTTTTGTACCGGTCACCTACATTCTTCAATGACAACACATAACAAGGTCGAACGATGAAGAAGATGATTTGTCGTGCGGTTACTATCTCTCGCTTTCTTGTCGGTGTGTACAATGCCTGTGAAGGAACACCCAAGACGGAACAGGTCACGTCTTCCAGTGCGCTCCAAAACATATCGCGTTCGTTTTCCATTTCTTTCTGCATTTCTATTTGTTCACTCGTTAGACGTTCGTAGCGTGGTGTTATCATCGTCCACAATAACTCGAAGCGTTCCATGTGTCTGAACGGTATCATGTCAAGCACTTCGTTTCTTATCTGTTCGTTAGTCATTTTCTTCGTTTATTAATTTTGTTGGTGTGAAGGTGCTGAATACGTCTTCGCGTGAAAGACCTGTGTGAAGGCAAATGTTGTTGAAGTCTTTTATTCTCATTCGCTCTGGGTGTGCGACGTAAAGTCTTGCAGTCGGATCGCTGATTCTTAACGCTGTCTTAAAGTTTGTCAGCGTCTTGAAGTTTATCTTGACTAAGCGACCGAATGGCGTCTTGTATATTTCTTTGTTCATAGTTTGAAAAGTGATTTTACCACGCGTTGAATGAAGTTGAGTTGAGGTTGTTTCGCCTTCATTGTCGGAGCTGGTGTTGTTGTCTTTGGTTTGGGTTGGCAAAATAAAGTCCTTTGCTTAACAATAGGTTTTCCTTTATAGCTTTTAATATAATTGCTTTTTTCCTGTTGAAATAATGCGTAACGTTCCGCACGAATGCGTTCAACTGCTTTAAATGTACCGTCTTTTTCTCTCCAAAATAGACCTGCTGAACGTAATGGATTTACATATCCGTTCGAACCGTTCATAATTCTTAAAGCTTCGTTTGGTGTTTTGCCTTCATTAACTAATGCGCAAAATTGTTTTACTCTTTCAATGTTAAATGGTTGTGCTGTTTTCATTGTTTTATGTTTTTTGATTGTATGGTTTAATAGTCATTAAGTGTAATAAAAGACGATTATGTATGATATAACCGCCTTTTATAACATCTTATTAATTTAGAACGGCATGTCGTCAGTTTCGTCTGTTGAACTTACAAGACCGCTTTGCTCAAGCATGTTCTTCGCTTTGTTCATTTGATCCGCAGCTTTGTCTAAACGTTGGCTAAACTCAGCAGATGAACTCACCTTGTTTTGCAACCACTCTGGAAGCATCTTGAATCGAAGGTCGAAGTCTTGCGAATCGTAGTCCAACAAGAACGCTGCGTTAACCTGAGGTGGGCAGGTCATTCCTTTAGCAAGTGGTGACGCTCCTTTCAAGTCAGCATAAGTGCGCCCTGTGTTCGCTGTGCGGTGCATTACGCTCACCATTGCTTCCTTGCCTAACAAAGTACCAATGTCGAATTTAGACGCTTCAGAATCACTCATTGACTTTCCAAGCCAAGATTGAACGAAGGCGCGTAAGCCACTCTTTTCGTGCATTGACAATGTGAAGTCACGACCGATTGAAAACGGTTGTTCACCTTTACCGAAGTCGGCAAGTTCTAAAGGTAGTTCGAACACTAAGCGAACTTTGTTCACTAACTTTTCCTCACCTTGATAGGTGTCGACAATCGTTCCTATGTGAATGATTTGGTAGCAACGTGCGACGTGCGTACCTGCCGGTACTGTTTGACCTGCGCTGTTGTTTGATTGTTGGGCAATGATGCTCATGTTGTTGTTTATTTGGTTTTGATTTATATAATTTTCAAATTTGTTTGCGAGCTTTGTTTCTTCGTTCTGCCAGAACCATTCGTTCTGCGACATTTGTTCTTCCTCGCTTTGTCTTTTGTAGTAACCCATTTAGATATGGTCGTCAAAGATGTTGATGTCAAAGCTAAACGAAACACCGTCCTTTTCTAACGTGACGAAGTCCAAGTCAAACTCAGGATCGTCGCTGCGGAAGAAACGACCGCGCAAACTGATTGTGTACATATTATCTTGTTCGTCTACAAATGTCAGGTGTTGTTTTTCGTCTACTTCGAACCAACCTGTCTGGTCGTCGTTGTAGTTGTTAGCGATTGATTTGATGCGCTCGTTCAACGTGCGAATATCGTCGTCGTTGAAGCAGTAAGTGATTTTTGGACAGTACATATTTTTGATTTTAGTGGTTACAAATGTATTCAATTAGTTGGTCGTTCCAACGCGCTTCCGAAAGTTTTTGACATTTCTCAATGTTGGCTGCGACTTCGTTGTGCGTTAGGTTGTACGCGTTAGCTGATGAATAAACGCAAACAAAGTTAGATTTCTTCTGTTGGCTCTGGTAGTTCTTTGTAATCCGCTGAATCAAGTTTGTTGAATACTCGTTCAAGTTCTTCAATTCGCGCTTGATAATAATCATGCCTATCCAATGTTCCAGTTCTCTTATCACCATAATAATTTTGGGCGATAACGATTGCATTTTTGATTTCGTGAATGTCGCTTTCAAAAAGAAGCGGAGTTGTGTAATAGTGTTTTTCATTGTTCATTTTGTTTGTTGGTTTTAGATTTCTTTTGATAAGATGATTTCTTCGCGTGGGATGGCTGACTTAATGCGGTCGTATGCAAGTACCGCTTCGTCGTAGTCGTTGTACGACATATGAAACTCTCCGTTGACTACGATCTTATAGTACATATCGGTCAGCGTTGTCTTTTGAATTAGTTCTACTTTCATTTGTTTATGTGTTTTGGGGTTTGTTCTAGTTGTCTTGTTTGTTCGTCAATCGTTCCTGCGATTAACATTCCTGCGAATAGCATCGCGATAAAGAGTAAGGTTTTTTTCATTATAGTAGTTGTTTTGATTTATACATATTCCAAAGTTCAATATCAATTCTTTCAGAAGCCACGTCGCTTTCGCTTTTATAATAGTAAGTGTCTTTTATTTGATTGATACATTTATAGTGATTGTCGAAAACTACATTCATAAATTCAACGCACTGGTCTTGTTCGAAACTTTTAGCGTATTCTTTATATTGTTGAAGGTCTTTAATTACTTCCTGTAAAGTAATGTCGCCTTTCTCAAGGCTTGTTAAACGGCTTTCAATCTCATTTGAAAACCATTCAACAGGCGACTTACTATTCCATTGTTTGTACATATTATTTAGATTTAGTGTTGCAAACTACTTCAGTAGCCCAAGTGTAAAGAATTGCTACTTTGTTTTCGTTCCACTCTTGCGCTGTGATTCCAACTTGCTTTGCGATGTTTGCGCAGTTGTTACGAAATTCTACTGAGTTGATTAGTGCGTTGATTTCTGCTGTGATTGTTTGTGTGTTCATTTTGTTTATCTTTGGTGTTGTTGTTAATTGTTTTACAAATATATGCTAAACTTTTAGATACACAACAAAAAAATGAAAATAAATTGAAAATAATTTATAACTGATTGAAAATGAACGTGAAAACTTTTAAGAAATCTTATAAAAAAAGTGTACCGAAGCGTAAAATCGCACCCGAAAGCGAAGCGAACCAACAAGAGATCGTGATAAAATATCTTCGTTTAGCATATCCTCACGTTCTTTATTGCGCTTCCGCAGGTGGAATGAGGACAAGTTACCTTCAAGCAATCAAGATGAAGCGTACCGGTTATGTCAAAGGCTTTCCAGACCTATTCATATACGAACCGAATCAAGACTATCATGGTCTTGCTATTGAAATGAAGAAAGAGAAAGGCGGTGTTGCATCACCCGAACAAAAGTCATGGCAGGAACAATTGAGAAACAGGGGATATGCTTCGTATATTTGTAAAGGTAGCGAGGAAGCAATTAAGATAATAGACGAATACTTTAATGGGTGACACTTGAGAACTACATAGAAGGACACTATAAGCATTTCAAAGAACTTGCTTACAGCATCGCGCGTAAAGAACCATTCTACGAGGATCTCTTGCACGACTCTTTGCTTTCTATGTTTGGTTCAAAGCATATCGAGAATCTAATTGACACAGGCGACTTCGAATTCTATCTTATCCGCGTAATGTATCTTTCCGTTAATTCACCACGTTCGCCTTTCTACAAACAAACAATCGCTTGGAACAGAAACCGACGGGACTTCAAAGACTACGCTCACGAAGTTGACAAGACGTGGTTAGGCGCACGAATGACAAACGAACAACTCGATATTCTTATAAGTAGGTTGAGCGAGTTTGAACGGTTAATCTTTCAGGAATACATTCTCGAAGATTTTACCTACCGCGAACTATCCAAACAGACGGGAATACCTGTTACCTTCCTTTACCGAACAATAGATAATATCAAACAAAAAATAAGAGCCAATGTTATTCGCAAAACATCATGAGTACAAAAGACGCTTAGACATTTGTCGAGCGTGTAAATTCTTCGAACCTTCAACGCAGTCATGTGGAACTTTAATAGTAGGTGACGAAGTAGAAACCGAAGTCCTATTCCGTCGCAAATCAATTAAGTTGTGTGGTTGCGTTATGCCGGTAAAAGCAAAACTCGCGTTCGCTTCCTGTCCAGCGTCAAAATGGGACGGTGTTCTTTCAGTTGAGGAACAAATAGAGTTCAAACGTTTTCTTCTTGATATGAAGGCGAAGGGACGTTTAGAGCAAAATGATATGCTTCGCTTCTATTCGTTCAAGGATAAAGCCACAGGAGCGTTCAACGAGCGTTCAACGTGTCCGCCTTGCGTGAAGAAAGACATCAATAGCTTTCTTGAATCGATGAAGGACGTTGACGTCAGCATTGATTAAAGATGCAAGTGAAAGTCTTGTAAACTCAATACGTCCCCTCTGAGGTTGTTATTGACGTCGTGCCAACGCATACCACTCAAAAAGAAATCAACTGTCTTATTCGGTGTAAAAACGCGAAAGTGACCATGTTGGAAATGATGCCATGTAATAACATTGTTTGTCTTGTAATTAGTAAGCAATTGAATGAACATGTCTTGCTTTGCTTTCTTGTTTATTTTACTCATATATTTTAGTTATGGACATAGAAAGGTTTATGGGTGAAAAGACATTAAACTCGCATTTATGCCTTATCATTAATCCTTTTAACTACTACTTAATAGTGTTTAGTAGTTACTCATAATTCAGAAGATCCTGCATGGGTTACAGGCAATCAGTTAACTATGTCTAGTTTCACCCCCAAGTTCCACCTCTGGATTGCTTGGATTATTTATAACTGTTGTTACTGGTTAATTGTATAATCTCAAAAATGATACTCAATGTCATTTCCTACCACTACAAATAACCTTCCTTCTAATTATCACGTTCATTCACCAACTTCACACTTCGTTGGTATGGGTTGAATGTGGACAAGACCATTCCTCACTTATCTAAAAAGAAGTTGCCCCGCACACCGTACTCGTTAACTTAATAACAGCACAATGCTTGGGGCAATGCTTTGAGATTAACGAGTATTCAAATATAAAAAACAATCATCTTGTTTCAACAAATAGATTTCAACAACTATTGAATGTTAATAATTAATTTCGTATATTTAGCATATGCTTACAATTACAAACGAAGATAACATGGACTTAATGTCAAGGTATCCAGATAAACACTTCGACCTTGCAATAGTTGACCCGCCGTATGGTATAAATGTAAACGTTTCAATTGGACGAAGAAAAGGAGATAAAAAAAGTACTTATCATAAATTTGCAGGAAACGATTGTTGTATTCCTTCAAAAGATTACTTCAATGAATTATTTCGTGTTTCTAAAAATCAAATAATTTGGGGTGGTAATTATATGACTGAATACTTAAAACCTTCTTCGTGTTGGCTTTTATGGGACAAAGGTTTTTCTGAAGATGTTACTTTTGCTCAATTAGAACTTGCGTGGACTTCATTTAATTCAAGTGCGAAAAAATTTGATAAACACCCAAGTCAGCAAAATAGAATACACCCAACACAAAAACCCGTAGCCCTTTACAAATGGCTTTTAGAAAAATACGCTCAACAAGGCGACAAGATACTCGACACCCACTTAGGTAGTGGCTCAATAGCGATAGCGTGCCACGATTACAACTTTGATTTAACAGCCTGTGAACTTGACAAAGAATACTTCGACAAAGCAATGCAACGAATAAACAACCACACCGCACAAATAAAAATGTTTCAATGATTATCATTCCCGCTCAACTCGAAGCCGTTACTACGCGAAAGGACAAAACGTTAAAGTTGACCTTTGGAACGAATGAGTTAACACCTAACCAAGCGAGTGAACTATTTACAATAGCTAATCAGTTTGGATATCTTGCTTTCAAAGACGAAGATTTTAAGCGCGAAGAACTGGAAGTGGTAGAAAGCCTCAAATCAGAGTTAGAAGATACGTTAAAAAAGCCCTCACAACGTTTACGAGGTGTTATGTTCCGTTGCTTCGAGTTAGACAACGAAGGGTTCAACACGTTCTCAAAATACTACGACAGTAAAATGGAACAAGTTATTAACCACTTCAAGGGTAAACTGACATAGTTTTTATATTTACATTTTAGTAAACATCAAAAGTTTAGAAAAAATGGGGTTACCAAAAGGCAAAACAAATAATCCAAAAGGCAGACCTGTTGGTTCACAAAACGAACGGACAATAATGTGGCAACAACTCGGTGAGTACGTTGTAACGCAAGGAGCTGAACGTGCAATGACTGTCTTGCACTCAATGGACGACGAGGACTATTTGCACAACTATCTCATGATGCTTGAATACTTCAAACCTAAACAGGCGAGAACGGTTCACGCTGGAGATAGCGACGCACCGGTACAAATAATAATCAATGACAAATTATAAACCTTAATTCGACAAATTACCGAATGAGTACCGCAACATTGACATTTGACCTAAGCGACGGCGACGATCGTTTCGAATTTAACCGCATCACGAAGGCGCGTGATATGGCAATGGCTCTTTGGGAACTCGACATGAACGGATACAGGAAGTTCACAAAGTACAACGAACGACAAGAAGAAGCGTATCAAGAAGGCATTGAAGAAGTCTTTAAATACATTCGTGAACTACTTGACGAACATCAAATTAACGTCGAAGATTTAATCGTATAACAAATGAGCGAAAACAAATTGAATTTCTTGCGGTCACAGATTGCAATGTTTCATCCAGAGTGGACGAAAGAACAAATTGAAATGGAAGCTATCAGAATTAACGAAGAAGCAAACACAATCGACGACGACGATGAAGGTTGTCTTTATTGCGGATCTTAAACGAATAAATACGAATATATGAGTATCAAAGTAAGTATACCTGCTGACTATTCTTCAATCAGCGTCAAGCAATATGTTGACTACCACGCAGCAAAGAACGACATCGACAAGTTGGTTAGCATTAGTAACCTACCGAAAAGCAAAGCGGAACAAATTCCCTTCCAACACTTGCCTACATTAATTGCAGCGTTTGAAGATACACTTGTAAACGAGAGCGCGAAGTTCTTCGAGATAATCACAATCAAAGACAAGGACTTTGGTTTTATTCCCGACCTTTATTCTATCTCAATGGGCGAGTACGCGGACATTTCAACATGGGCTGCCGATGTCAACGCAAACATGGTGAAGATAATGGGAACGCTTTACCGCCCCATTGACAAACGCGTGGGTACTAAGTACACGATAGTACCTCATAACAAAGCTTCACGCGAACAAGTTCAGGACTACGTTGAGCAAATGACACTCGAACAATTCAACGGTGCGCTGCTTTTTTTTTCGACTTTGCTCAGAGAACTAAGCAACACTTCGCTCGATTATTTGGAGAACGAGGTGCAGAAGTTGACGAAGGAATTGACGGAGGAATTGAAGACAGAGAAGGACTAAACCAAGTGCTTGGAAGATACGGTTGGTATCACCTTTTCATGGAAGCCTGCGGACGCGACATAACAAAGTTGGACGCAATTACGGAAAAATCAGCGTGGGAGATATTTACTTATATGACTTACCTAATAGACTACAATTATGTCGAACGTACAAAGCTACAACGCACTTATAGATAGATTCAAGGCATTCGCCTCTGGACACTTTATTCTTAAGACCTTTTCACACGGGCAAATAGACACGGCAGACCTTGAAAAGTTTACCGAATATCCCTTTATGCACGTTGTGCCTTCGAATGTTACTTACGCGAAAGGTACTAAAACGTTCTCTTTTCAGATTGTCCTTGCGGATCTACCGCGCGACAAAGACAGCAAAGTTGAATTTCAACGCGAGGTGTTGTCCGACCTTCAAAGAATCGCAGAAGATTTGATTGCTGAGATTACCAACCACCGAATGTTGTTTGGTGACTTAATCACGGTGCAAAATGTCACGCTTGAACCATTCCTTGAAGAATTTCACAACACATTAACCGGTTGGACGGTTAGTTTGGAACTTCTCGTTCCGTATTACTGGGATGCGTGTAGTATTCCTGCGGAGTGGAACGACTTCTTCGAAAGCGGAAGCGGTGGCACAGGTTCAATCTTAACGTTCATCGACTCAATAGTACGCGACGAGAATGGAAACGTTTCTTTAGTCAACGACGAAGCAACACCTTTGCCTAACTATTACTACGGAACGGACGACGAAGGGGTGCGCGGTTGGTACTTGACAACGGACAACATCGGTTTGACTTGCGAAACGATTGGAGATTGTCAAACGATAATAGACATCGAAGCAGCCATTGACGCACTCGAAGAAGAAATACTTTTAAAGGCTGACATCACGAGCATCAGCGCGGTTGGTTTCTCGAATGACTACAACGACTTAGACAACCTTCCGACAATACCAACTGGAACGGTTACTTCGGTAGGTTTAACAATGCCTTCCGCATTTAGTGTGGCGAATAGTCCAATTACGACTTCAGGAGATATAGCGGTAACAGGAGCAGGTACTGTTTCTCAATATGTGAGAGGTGATGGTAGCTTAGCAAACTTTCCTTCGTCAACAGGTGGCGGTTCTTCGTTAGCTTTCTACTTGAACGGATCAGTAGCACAGGGTACAATAGGCGGTGTGGCATTTAAGGAAATGGACAGAACTCCTGTCTTTGGTGCAGGTACTGATTTCACAATAAACGCGAATGGATACATTCAATCTTTTATCACAGATGCGAATGTACCGAATCAATTAGAGATACCGGCAGGAAATTGGAATTTTGAAACATATTTCAGCGCGTCAAGTAGCGGAGGTACACCTTCATTCTACGTTGAGCTATACAAGTGGAACGGAGCAACTTTATCTTTGATAGCGTCCAACTCAGCTACTCCCGAAGGCATTACAAATGGAACGGCAATAGATGCGTATTTCAGCGCATTAGCAGTTCCGCAAACAACGTTAGCAGCTACCGATAGGTTGGCAATTAGAATTTACGTTACACACTCGGGAAGGACAATTAAACTTCACACCGAGAACAGTCATTTGTGTCAAGTCATTACTACCTTCTCAACAGGCTTAACTGCATTGAATGGCTTAACGGCACAGGTGCAAAACTTCGCAACGGGAACAAGTGGAACTGACTTCGCTATCTCATCTGCGACAAGTACACACACTTTCAACCTTCCAACTGCAAGCGCAGCTAATAGAGGTGCATTAAGTTCTGCGGATTGGAGTACATTTAACGGCAAGTTTACGCTACCTGCTTTAACAAGCGGAAGCGTTCTATTCAGCAACGGCACAACGATAGCGCAGGACAATGCAAATCTTTTCTTTGACGATACCAACAATAGGTTGGGTGTTGGTACGGCTACACCTGCAACAACATTACAAATAGCAGGAACAACTACAACGCAAAATATACTTGTTCAAACAGGCGCAACTTATGACATAGGAGTCTCTGCAACAAGATTTCGAGATGCTTGGTTTAGCAGAAATGTTCAATGTGGTTCAGTTTGGACAGCTAACATAGCAATTGCTGCAACCAACTTAACATTTTATAACAACTCGGTTGCTGTTCTTGGTACTTTATTTGGCACAGGCAATTTACTTCTTTCAACAGGAACACAAACAGACGCAGGCTACAAGTTAGATGTGAATGGAACGGCGAGAGCTAATTCAATATTCTTTGGCGCAGGTTTGCCTTCGGTTTTATCAGTAGATCCAACAACCGCACTTACAAATATTACAACGGCAGGTACATCAGTAAGGATAGGTGATAATGTTGGAAGTACTATTACCGGTTATCAAGCTTACGTTACTTCACCTGGCATAGCAGATAGACAATACACATCGGGTGAGGGTGGTGTAATGATGTTAGGAAGTACTTTAGGTTTTAACCGAACTTTCTCACCAACTTCAGGCACAGGAATTTTCAATATCTTAAGATTATCTTCTACCATTAACCAAACAGGCGGTGCTAACGGAATAACAAGAGGTCTTTACATCAATCCAACGCTAACAGCTGCTGCGAATTTCAGAGCTATTGAAACAACAGCAGGACGTGTAGTAATTTCAGATACAGCTACTGTAACAGGAACAAACGCTACCTCTTTATTAGACCTTTCACAAACGTGGAACACAACAGGCGCACCCATTGCTTTGAAAGTAAATATAACAGATACGGCAAGTGCTTCACTTTCTGATTTAATCAGTTTGCAGGTTGGCGGCTCAGTAAGATTTAGAGTGTTAAAATCAGGGTTTTTTACTTTTAATACAGGCGGTGAAATTGCAGGTAACTTAGTTATTGGTGGTAGCACCATTGACGCATCTTCTCAAGTAGAAGTTAGAAGTGTAACAAAAGGCTTCCTTCCTCCGCGAATGACCACAACGCAAAAGAACGCTATTGCTTCACCTGCGGCAGGCTTGGTAGTTTACGATACAACACTCAATAAGCTTTGCGTTAGAACAGCGGCAGCGTGGGAAACAATAACATCACTTTAATAATTTATTACATGGCTAAAATACAACCTATCAAATTTCCTTTAAACGCAGGAACGGCAACACAAATGACAGTTCTCATTTTGAACTTCGAAACAAATGCAGTAACCTGCACAACCTATTACGAATTAAAGACTGATGAAGGAACTGTTCTAACAAACGGCAACTACACGCTTACCGAAGAAGAATTCGCAGCATGGGGATTAGATAACGAGTGGGTTGCTGAATGCGTAGCGAACGCAATAGGCGTAACAATTATAACTTTCTAATATGCAACTAACAGAGGAACACTTAAAGCAATTAGACGCTTTCATTCAAGAGATGCCTGTCAAATTTGGCTTACCATTGATCCAATTCTTTAACAAGATAAAAGAGGAAAGCGAAGCGAACAATGGCTAACGAACAGAGCGCACCCAACTTCTTCGCTGTTGTCAACGACATGGCTAAACGCTTTGTCGAATTGATGCAGTCCGACTATCGCATGAAGCGAAAGGTTGGACGCAACTACACGAATGCGGTGGCAAGTGGAACGCTCGAAAAGTCGTTAGCTTATCGATTGAAAATAAAAGGCAAGTCGATTGATATTTCAGTTTATGCGAAGGGAAAGGCAGGGCAATACTTCTTGTTCCGTGAGAAAGGTGTGAATGGAACGCAAAAGTCACAAGGCGCACCATACTCATTCAAACGCGGAAGCGGAAGTAAACCTGCGAAAGGACAAATGTCGCCTATGCAACAAGCCATTTACGACTGGATGTCGATAAAAGGAATACGACTACGCGACAAGTCAAGTGGTAAATTTAAGAAGTCAACTGAGGACTTAAAACAACAAGTGGCAAAGCTTATCATGTTCAAAGTTAGAAGGGACGGAATCAAGGGGTGGAACGCATTTGAGTATGCCTTTGACAATATATGGGACGAATACGAAGCGAAGGTAGTCGCTGCATACGGAAAGGACTTTACAGCAACATTAGAAAACGAACTAAAAGACATTTAAAAATATGGCAATTACAATACACGATCAACCTTACCAATACACACCTATCGGTCAACGACTGATAATTGTTGCATCTTCGACCAATGTCGCCAACGCAGGTTTTCGATATGTGTTCGACTTCGGTTCTTTCCAAGTCAACGTGCAACCCAACGCAAGCGACAGAGGAATCTTAGACCTTGCACCAATCTTTCGTGAGAATTTACAACACGATGCAGGTGCATTCAACGACGGAATCAATTTAGAATACACAAGCGTTTCGTTTATTTCTTGCACCATAAAAGAAGGGTGGTTGGTTGACGGAGTGTTCACAGTTAGCGGTAGCGGAATGGCTGACATTGACGACGTGTTTGCATTTCTCGCTGAATATCAAGTTAGCGACGGTTACAAACCAGATCCAAATGACAGATATGCGTTAAGCGGAACGACTAAATACTTGTTAAGCGAAAGAACAACCGACACTCACAAATGGAGTGAAGCGGCAGCGCGTGGATTGTCAAACGATTGGGTGTACATACCAACGCGATTAGCTGACTTCGGACAGTTGTATTCAATAAGCAACAACGGACTTTTAGTTGACAACGATGCAACCGACTTATTCGTGTCAACATACGACAACAGCAACACGTTGATTGACCAAGTTAATTATACTTTGTTTACAGACGATAACAGCGTTTCGCGTTTGGGTGCATATCCACAAAACTTAATAACTGACGGAGTTGATTTCACAAATGTTAAATACTACACAATTCAAGCAGGTGCGCCCATTACTCTACCTGTTTACACACCTTATTCACGCGTGTATTGTTTCTATCTTGTTCCTGACGATTGTCGCTTTGACAATGTGCGTTTGGGTTGGTCGAATACTTGTGGCGGTGTGGATTACTTTAACTTCACGAAGAAGTCGGAACTTTCGTACAACTACGATCGTAAACAATATCAAAAAGTAATTGGTGCGTATAGCGACGACACATTCTCATTCAACACCTACGACAGAGGAGCAACTGACCGGTATGTGAACACAACGAAAGGACTGCAAATAAACAGCGACTGGGTTTCCGTTGGCGAGTTCAACTTATTGCAAACGCTTTGTCGTTCAAACGACGTGTTTATAATTAACGACGACGCAACGCTCACACCCGTTCTTGTCGACACACAGAACTTTGTTATCAAAGACGAAAGATATTCGAAACTTTACAATGTTACTTTGAATCTTAAATACTCTCAACCTGTTGGCTTATGATGAACCAAGTAATACTGACGCTAACTGATAACACAGGAGAAACGGCACAAATCGACTTGTATGAAAACGAGAAGATGCACCTCAATTACAAGTTTACCGACCTAACTGACTTCAGCGCGGTAGGTAACTACTCTCAGGAATTTCGCATACCCGCAAGTGCAACGAATGTAGGTTTCTTCGGTGCGATTTTCAATGTCAATTTCAATGGTTGGTTTGACTTCCGCAAGAAGGTTGAAGCGACGCTAACGGTTAACACAATACCTATTGCGACAGGACACATTCAAGTTAAAAAACTTTATTGGCAAGCAGGCAAGTTGTTCGAATTTGAAGTTGTTTTCTTCGGTGAAGTACCAAACCTTGCAAGACTATTAAACGAGAAGAAACTACGCGATATTCAATCTATTGTTAATGGTGATTTGGACTATGACTTGCTTCACGCTAACGTAGAAACACCACCTAACGAACACACTATTCTAACGCTTTGTGATAAGTGGAACTTGACAGCAAGTAATCCAGAAGGACAACCTGTTTATTCAACCGTTATTGGCGGTCAGCCAACATACAAACCTCTTTATGTAGGACACTTGACACCTGCGGTTAACGCTAAATATTTGTTCGATGAAATACTTAAAGACGCAGGTATTCAGCATGTAAGCAATTGGACGATTGAAGAACTCGCGAATGTTTATGTTCCTTTTGTGAATGGTCAGTATTTGAATAGTTCTTTGGGGTTGAATGATATTACAAGTACGCTTGCGTTAGCTTCTAACGTAACAGGTCAAACATTCGGTCCTGGAGATGTTCAATATAATTTATCCGCTGCTCTTACTGAATACAACGATCCGAATGGAGATTGGTCAAGTGGTATTTTTACCGCTCCTTTTAGCGGACAATTCTCTTTCAAAGTATGGGCAAGTGGAACAATTACTTCTTCTACTTTTTTACAAAGTTTGTTTATTAGACCTGAATTTTATGTGAACGGAACTTTTGTTTCAACACCTACATCTTCATTTTACGCAGATATTAATTTTTCAAATAGTGTTCTTAACACGGTTGATTTAAGCGAAGGTGATACGTTAGAAATTCGTTTAGCACTTACGTTAAACGACGACGGAACAACTGGACCTGCGGACGCAACAATTACTTTTACAGGTAACGGAGCGAATGACTACACAGGAACGGGCGTTGAACTTATAAGCGTTGGAACATCATTAACAGGTGACACTTGTGTAATGCAATTCAACGCTCCAGACATGAAGCAAATTGATTTCATCACATCAATTCAGAAAATGTTCAACCTTGCTTTCGTTCCCGACAGAACACTTCCAAACACGTTACGCATTGAGCCACTCGTTGAATATATCGGAAGCGGAAACACTCTTGATTGGACAGATAAACTCGACCTGTCAAAAGACATAACATACTATCCAACAACCGACCTTCAAAAGTCAAAGTTCACATTCACATACACCGAAGACGGAGATTATTACAACTCAGTCTACAAAGACAACGGACACATATACGGAACTTACGAAGTAACGGAGAACGATTTCGAAGTAATCAATGAGTTCGCAACTGGAGAAGAAAAGGTTGAGTTAGCCTTTGCACCAACACCTTCACGCGCGGTTGAAAATACCGATGTTGTCGTGCCTCGTTTTATTAGTGGCGAAGGACAATTCGTGCAACCAAAACCGCGTATTCTTTTTTACTTTGCTGACTTCTTCGTGAACATGTTTGACGAGGTGAGTGGTGATGTAGTGCAAACGGCAGTCAAGTGTTTGAACAA